TGGTTTCACAACTAATTAGCAGTTAATATTTCTATTAACCTTATCTTTATGTTGTGATTTGGGTCTGAATAATCAGTCCCATCCATGAAACCTTTCGGCAGCATGGACCTTCGTACCTTATAGTTAACGGTATTACACCGCCGACTAATAGAGACAAAGTCCACCTCACGACTACCAGAAAGTGAACCGTTAAGTAAACAAAGCATATGGGATTCGTCATAAAGACGGACCTTAGCTAAATTTACAACCGGGTACCACTCATTGTAGTAGCGAGAAACCACGTTAAACCTGATCCCAGCAAAGGGATCAGACCATTGTGGAACGAATACAGGTTTATCTAAAAGACTATATAAATAATGGAGTGTTCTAAAGACCGGCACGCGAGTGCGTGCCGACCAGTCGACCAAACCATTTATAGTAATGTAGATCTCTGGATCGTTGTCGAGGGTTTTAACATAGAACGGCGTTATATCAACGCCTTTCTCGTAATCCCCACCGCAACTCTCTCTAAAAGAGCCTGTTGAGAAGGACTTGTCTATGTTAACACACAGACCGGCCCTAGTTAAAATGCTACATACTTGGTCAAATTCAGCAGTATGACAAATTATATCATCGCCGAAAACACCAGTGATGCTCTTATCAAGACTATAACTGCATCTAGTAGTACTATTACGTACTGCATAGAGCAAGGATAGGATGGTGAGCGTCATCATAGGGAAGGTAAAACCATTCCCCATAGTAGATAGCATATTCAACTTATGATCGACACCATTAATATTAGTGTACTCAGATCTTAAAAGATCAAAGTGCCAATAATAAGACGCAGGCCACAAAGCTTTCACAAGCTGAGGGGTGATGCGATCTGACGCAGCCTTAAGGTCGATTGTACATAACGTACCATCAACCGATCCAGAACGAGCAAGTGCTCGATTTTGAAACTGCTGAGTCTTAATGTCAAAACCTGCACGAGCTATACCATCCTCGATGTGACTGCCAACAGAAAGTTGGAAAGCCATATTCCAGAGGGGCTCTGTACAGACTAAACGATCAGTCTCTTCGTTTTTTGGAACAGTTGTAACTTTTGAACCATTGACTAATGTTATACCCTTGTAAAAATTACTCTTACATAAATATGGGTTTAGCTTAGACGCAACCTTTAATAAAGGAAGTGTTCGACTAGTTACAGTCCAATCTCCTCCAATCTTATCGTAGAAATGAGTTCCCTTAGTGCCATTGCTGGCACCGGGACCAAATTTCCAACGAGTAAGGATGGAAGTAAGAGGGATATCAACATCGTGATAGACAGGGCTATAAAGCCAATGTCGCAAATAATTACGAGCAGAATTAATCTCATCATCGGTTAACTCCAGTACAGTTTTTGCTGCAATGGAATTTGATTCGATGAAGGAAGAAATAGCTGCTTGTTTACTTGCTTCATTAATAATTCGAGCTCTTTTTGAGAGTCGATTAAATTGTCTAACTGACGCTGAATCTTCTCGAGATTGTAAGTCAGTTTTGAAGGTACGGAAAAAAGAGCGAAGTCGCTCAATCCCGTCTTTATTACCTGCCATTGAACATCTCCAAATGGGTTAAACATTAAAAGAACTAATACGAGAGCGAATAAGCTCAAAGTATTAGAGGACACCGGTCAATACCGTTGAGGTTATTCCGTCAGATTGTTGACTTAAGCACCCAATATGAGCTGAGAGCATAGCCCTCACCTCTTCGGGTTCAAAAGTATCGACACCTGCCGGGACTTCGATCATGGTAGTGACACGGCAACCTGCAGGGATTTGATTCGCTGCAGGCATGGCCCCTTTTCGAGTGATTACTTTGTAAGTATTCACAGGAATGTTCTTTAATGTCCCAGTTAAAGGGTTAACAGCCGGTAACATACGTAGCAAGGAGGGGCGAAACATAGTTATAGTAAAAGGTTTACTAACGCTATGAACGTCAACTCCAGTCTGAGTTCCACCGAGAGCAGTAACAGCGAATTGCTTCGCGTTAATGCCTGGAGGAGTATCAGTTGCAACAGTATAAGTCGGGAGTGTTAGACCTGCGACAGTAGCACCAGTAATGGGGCTCGTCGGTAAAAAAGCCATAAGTTATCCTCATTGTGAGAGTAAAGTTGAAGAATCGCCCTATTTTGACAAAATAGAAGCGAGATTTAAAAGCTTTGAAATTCCATTCCTCCCTATCTCGTCAACGGATCTGATCCGAAACGAAGGGCAAGGAATATTTGACAAAACAGTCCGTGTGAACCTAAATCTCTGGAATCTTCCGGGAACGGAATAACCAGGGTACACAGATACTTCTGAAGGCACAGCCACACCCCGGATTGGGGTGTTGAAAACTGCGAAATCAGTCGATATCTTAGTACTTCGATTTAGATATATAGTCGATACGGGAGGCACATGAAAAGTGCAATCCATTACTTCACCAATGTTGGTAAAGTAGTCAGCAACCCAGCTGTAGGGGAGTAATTCCCAAGCAGCAGGTATGACATCGTTAAGAGTTAAACCAAAATGGTTTCTTAAGTACTCAAAGTCCAAACTAGCTGTCAAGCTACTAGGTCTAAAAAGTCCACTATATTTTACACTAGAATTAGTAACGGAGGTTGTCCTAACTTCTTGATCAATGTAAGACATAAACCCAACTCGGGTGATGTCAGACACTGTTTTTGAGGTATAGTCAGCCTGACCGGTAATAATAGCTCCCCTTGGTCTATCTAAGGCGCTTTTAATAGCGTCACAGACACCTTGGACATCATTAACCATGGGACGAATCCCAAAGTTAAATGTAAGCCAGGCATCTGCCATAGATTGAGGAATAGCTCTGTTTTTGCCTCTTTGTAAGT